GCGACGGCTACGGCGACGGCTACGGCGACGGCTACGGCTCCGGCTACGGCTACGGCGACGGCTCCGGCTACGGCTACGGCGACGGCTCCGGCTACGGCTCTGGCTCTGGCTACGGCTACGGCTCCGGCTACGGCTACGGCGACGGCGACGGCTAAAATAAAAAACCCGCTACGGCGGGTTTCTTTTTGCTCTCAATTCGCCATCATCGCCTGCATTCGGTATAATCTGGCATAATACCGTTATGTTTAACGAGCGCTTACCAATGCCCATAGAGACCGCAGGCACGGCCATTGCAGCCAAGTATTTGTCAGCCTTTGCCGGTTTTGTCGGCGCTATCCTGTCGCTAACTTTCCTTAAAGACCTGACCAGAAAGCAAGCGACCGCCGCTGTTTTGGTTGGGTTTTCGTGCTCTATTTTTACAACGCCTCTAGCCATCGCTCACTTCGCGCTGCCAACAGATAGCGCGTCAGAGTATGGCGTAGCCTTCCTTATCGGCCTTTTAGCAATGAACATTATCCCGGCTCTGCGGCAGGCCATCGCGCTGTTGGGTGAACGCGGGTTTAACAAATGAGCGCGATTTCTGTCGTTGGTTTTTTCTTTGGTGGCGCATTTGCCGGGGCGACCTTTGGCGGGCTGACGCTTATAATGCTGGTTGAGTCGCTTTTCTGCCTAGCCATCATTGTTGGCAGCTTGGACTATCTGCGTGCCGTGATGTTCTGGGATAAGCCTGCCGAGTCTATATCTTTCATGATGCTGGCCGCTGGCGCGTTCTGGCTTCTAATGGACATTGCCCAAGGCTATTCGCCAAACATCGGCGGCGTTATCACTCACGGCGGCATAGTGCTTTTCGCCGCTACGCGCATTCCTGAATTGGTGCGGCATTATGCCAGCAGCGCTAAAGCCTGACCGCAAGCCAGCCCAGCAGCGCCGCTGGGAATTCGCTCGGCAGATGATCATGGCACCCGGCAAGCGCGCGGACGAGATATGGGCACAGGTTAGAGGGCACGCAGAGGTTGCCCCTTGGATGGCGGTTAACGCCTCCCGCGAGCTGCATCACCCCGAAACGATCAAGTATATGGACGAATTAAAGGGGATTCTTGTGGAAGAATTCAAAGTCACAGCGAAAGAGCTTTACGACAAGCTGGAGGTTCTTTACGAAACCAGTCTAGGCGGCGAGCGCCCACAGGTTGCCGCAGGCGTGTCTGCCGTAATGGGGCAAGCTAAGCTAATGGGGCTTGATAAGCAGGTAATCGACCATGTGTCTAGTGATGGGAGTATGACGCCTAGCATTATTACGCTGTGCGGCCCAGACGATGACGACGAAGGTTAAGGTACGCCTGCCGCCAAAGCTGCTTAAGGTATTCAGCAAACCGCGTGGCGAGCTGCGATATCGCTGCGCATACGGTGGGCGAGGCTCCGCCAAGTCGTTTTCTTTTGCCAAGATGGCGGCTGTCTGGGGGATTGTCGAGCCGCTGCGCATTCTTTGTGTGCGTGAGTTTCAGGGCAGCATCAAAGAGTCTTTCCACGCCGAGCTAAAAAACGCCATCGCGTCAGAGCCTTGGCTAGAGGCTGCTTATGAGGTTGGCGTAGACTACATACGCGGCAAGAACGGCACGGACTTTCTGTTCAAAGGCTTGCGCCACAATACAAGCAGCGTTAAGTCAACCGCACAGGTTGACCTTTGTATTATCGAGGAAGCCGAGGATGTGCCTGAGCACGCTTGGATTGAGCTGCTGCCGACGATTCGCGCGCCAAAGTCAGAAGTGTGGGTGATCTGGAACCCGAAGCGAAAAGGCAGCCCGGTAGACGCGCGATTTAGGCAGAGCCAAGCCGAGCGTGCCTGCATCGTCGAGATGAACTACAGCGACAACCCGTGGTTCCCTGACGTACTTAACGAACAGCGACTAGGCGACCGTGACCGCATGTCGCCAGAGGAATACGCGCACGTATGGGAAGGCGCATACCTTGAGCACAGCGACGCGCAGGTATTTAAGGGTAAGTGGCGCACCGGCGAGTTTGAGCCGCAAAGCGACTGGGATGGGCCTTACAACGGTCTGGACTTCGGGTTCAGCCAAGACCCTACCGCAGCCGTCGAGTGCTTCATTCACGACCGCAAGCTGTACGTTAGCCGGTGTGCTGGAAAGGTAGGCCTAGAGCTTGACGATACGGCTACTTTTATTTGCGCCAAAATCCCAAGCGCAAAAAAGACGGTGATACGCGCAGACAGCGCACGCCCTGAGTCTATTAGCTATCTTCGCCGTAACGGTCTGCCCTTTATTGCCGCCGTTAAGAAATGGAAAGGCAGCGTAGAAGACGGAATATCTTTTATGAAGTCATTCGACGAGATAGTAGTTCACGAAAGATGCAGGCCGGTGGCGCAGGAGTTTACCGACTACAGCTACAAGGTTGACAGGCTGACAAAGGATATTCTTCCGGCCATTGTTGACGCAAATAACCACTACATTGACGCTATCCGTTACGCCTTGGACAAGGCTATCCAGATGCGGTACTCCAAGAGTCTGCGCGACATGCTATGATAACGAATATCATTCAGGGCTAAGACCATGACCGACCGAAACAAAACCCTAGACGGCTTAGCTAATGTCGTGTCAGGACTTGGCACAGACAAAGCTAAGCGCACGCATAACATTTTTACCTTTGGCGTGCTTAACGACTTCCAGCAGCTAGATGCGGCCTATCAAACAAACTGGCTTGCACGCCAGATAGTGGACGCCCCAGCGGAGGACATGACACGCGAGTGGCGTACGATCAAATTGGACGGCGCAGACGATGTGCGCGCCTACGAGGATAAAATTCAGCTACAGGCGGCAGTAGCAGAGGCGGTTAGCTGGGCGCGTCTGTATGGCGGCGGCGCAATTCTTATGCTGACCGACCAGCCGCTAGATAAGCCGCTAAACATGAACAAGGTGAAGCGCGGAAGCCTGCAACGGCTTTTGACGCTCGATCGTTTCGAACTCGGCCCGCTAAACCTGAACACGACAAATATTCTGGCGGCAAACTACATGCTGCCCGAGTTCTATACTATTAACGGCGGCTCGCAGCGCGTGCATTGGTCGCACATTGCGCGCTTTAACGGCGCTAAGTTGCCACGCCGCCAGCGTGCGCAAACGCAAGGCTGGGGTGACTCTGAGCTGCGCAAGTGCATGGATGACATCATGGATATCGTCGCCAGCAAGGACGGGATTGCGGAGCTAATGCAAGAAGCCAACGTGGACGTTATCAAGCGTCAAAACTTGGCTAATGAACTAGCCAGCGGTGAAGACGAGCTAATCCAGCAGCGCTATGCGCTTTTCTCGCAAATGAAAAGCATTATCAATATGGCACTACTGGATGGCGATGAAGACTACCAGCGGAACACGCTAAACCTTAGCGGCGTGTCGCCAGTGTTTGAAACCTTGATGACTTGGATTAGTGGCGCGGCTGATATTCCGGTGACGCGCCTTTTCGGCACCTCAGCTAAAGGCTTGAACGCCACTGGCGAAGGCGACTTGACCAACTACTACAACTCGCTAAGCAGCAAGCGCCAGCTTCAAGTAGACCCGGCTTTGCGCATGATCGACGAGGTTATGGTTCGCTCAGCGCTTGGCGAGTTTCCGGAGCTTTACAATTACATCTGGAACCCGTTTAACCAGCCTAGCGCGCAAGAGGTGGCGGCAGCGAACAAGGCCAAGGCAGAAACCGACGTTATCTACCTTGACTCGGGCGTGGTTACTATCAGCCAAGTGCAGCGGCGCTTGCAAGGAGAGGAGCTATACCAGTTTGACGACAGCGATATCGAGGCGCTAGAGAAGTCGGAAGACCCGCTTTTAGACTTGGACGGCGAAGATGACCGCGATATCGGTAACGTATAACGCCAAGCTACAGCGCATGCTGCGCATGATCAAAAAGGACATTGATGCGCAGCTTGTGCCAGTCTTGCGTCAGTATGCGCCGGAATATGTGCAGGACGCCGCGCCAACCTTCGACGGCTGGGCTGATGCCCTGCTTATTGCGCTTAATGCGCTGCGCGCTAAGTGGGTTGACTCGCCAGCGGTTAAAGCGTTTTCCGTCCAGCTGGCCGGAGAAGTGGTAAAAACCTCGCTAACCAAGTCGGTGCGCGACCTAAAAAAGCAGGCCGGTATCGACGTTTTTACCGGCAACGTCAATTTGCAGGAATACAGCAAGGCGGCTACACAGCAGAACGCGCAGCTAATCACATCTATATCAGCCCAGTACCTAGATAACGTGGGCAATATCGTTCTAACCAATGCCCGCGCAGGCAATCGCCCCGGCGCTATTGTGTCGCTATTGGTAGATCAGTTTGGCGTGGCTGAACGGCGCGCCAAGATGATCGCGCGCGACCAGTCGGCAAAGCTGGCTGGTGATTTTGCAGAGTTTCAGCAGCGCGGCGCGGGGTTTGAATACTTTCAGTGGATTGACTCGGACGATAGCCGTGTGCGCCATCGTCACGAACAGATCGCTAACAAGGTGACAGCGTACGGCAAAGGGATATACCGCTGGGATAACCTACCGTCGAGCGAGCACGGCGAGGCTATCAAGCCGGGGCAAGATTTTAACTGTCGATGCACAAGCAAACCGATCAGCGCCAGACAAGTAAAGCGCAACCAAGAGCGCGGCGAGGTCGCTGTCGGCGTTTACAAATAGTGTTGATATTGGTTATCATTTAACAAACGCCAAGGCTTATTTAATGAAAGCAACCGTTTACGACCGCGCAAGCTACCAAGTCACCCGTCGGGAATACACCGACGAGGGTTTTTTGCGCGTTCCCGGTCGCGTAGCGCGTACCGGAATTCAGGAATATTTAGCGAGCGAGCTAGGCCTTGATGGCAAGCCTTCCGATATAATCCGCGTCTATCGCGCGCCTGATCAGGTATTTGATGCCGCATCACTCGCCAGCTACGAAGGCGCAGACGTCACTATCAATCACCCGAAAGGGCTTGTGAACAGCAAGAACTACAAAGCGGTGTCGGTAGGCGTTGTGCGCGGCTCTGGCCGTCAAGATGGCGATTTCGTGCAGGCTGACCTAATCGTTAAGGACGCTGACGCAATCGCCGCTATCGAGTCCGGCAAGTGCGAGCTTTCCGCAGGTTACACCGCCGTCTACGAAAAGGTCGCAGGCACGACAGAAGACGGCGAATCATACGACTACATTCAGCGCGATATTCGCATCAACCATGTTGCGCTAGTAGATAGAGCAAGGGCCGGTGCCAGTGCTCGCGTTTTTGACCAAAAACCCGGAGATAAACCAATGACCCATAAAGTCGTTTTGGATTCGGGCCGTTCGGTTGAAGTGCAAGACGAGGCCACCGCCGCGCTTGTTTCTGACACTATCGAGCGCCTGAAAGCTCAAGCCGCAGAGGCGCAAGCGAAGGCAGACAAAGCCCAAGCGACCGCTGACGCAGCACAAGAGCAAGTTGAAGAACTGAAAGCCAAGACCAGTGACGAGGCTATTCAGTCTGCCGTTGCTGCCGTTATCAAGTGCAGCGAAAACGCGCGCAAGATCGCAGGCAAGTCCTTTTCTTGCGACAGCATTTCGCCGCTCGGCATCATGCGCGCAGCTTTGGCTGTAGCTCGCCCCAAGGTAGAGTGGGCCGACAAGTCAGACGCTTACGTTGAAGCCGCCTTCGATGCCCAGATGGAAAAGGCCGAAGATGAAGAAGACGAAAAGGAAACCGGCGACGCCGCTGTTTCTCAGCAGCACGCGCAGCTGGCGCAAGACGCTGCAACCGTAACCAAGACCGAAGACGCCAAGCCAAGCGCGTTTGAGGCTTACAAGCAGAAATTAGCCAACGCTCATAAGGGGGTGTGATATGGCTGTTCAAGGTGGGAATGCCATCGACCACGCCGCCGCATACAGTGGCATGGTGTCAAGTGGCCAAGTTTCAAATATTGTGTCTAAGCTGAACAAGGGCACCGATAATATCCCGTATGGCTACGGCGTTGTGTCTGACGGCGACAACGGCGGTAAGCTACCGGTGGCCGCGTCTACCGCTGCCAACTTTGCAGGCGTTGCAGTGCGCGAACTGAACCGCGCTTACGCTGGCGGCGAAACCTTTGGCGCTCAAGCCAAGCGCGATTTCAGCGTGCTGACTTCCGGTGAGATCTGGGTAACTGCTCGCGTAGCTGTGACCAAAGATCAGCCGGTTTATCTGGTAGTTAGCGACGGCACCGGCACCAATCAGGGCGAGTTCTCTAACGTCGTAGGCGCTGGCGCGACTCTGGCCGTGCTGATTCCTGACGCTAAGTGGACTTCCTCGGCTGGCGCTGGCGCTCTGGCTAAAATTTCGCTGAACATCGGAGGCTAACATGCAGCGTAATAAAATCACCGTGGCCCTTGATGAAGCGCGCACCGTTGCCTTTATGGACGGACTGCCGACCGTGGATGACGGCTTAGCATTCTATAACAGCCAGCTGGCCAGCTTGGAATCGACCGTTTATGAATCCAAGTACACCAACATTAACTTTGCCGAGCTGGTGCCGGTTAACACTAACGTGCCGGAATGGGCCGATAGCTGGGACTATATCAGCTATGACGCCGTAACCCTTGGCAAGTTCATTGGCGCAAGCGCTGACGATCTGCCGGATGTGTCGCTGAATGCCACCAAGACCAGCGTGCCGCTGGGCTACGCTGGCAACCGCTACAGCTACACCTTGGACGAACTGCGCAAGTCTCAGCAAATGCGTATCCCGCTGGATACCACCAAGGCTCGCACTGCTTTCCGTGGTAGCCAAGAGCATGCCCAGCGCGTTGCGTACTTTGGCGACAGCGAACGCGGCATGACCGGCCTGTTTAACAGTGCAAACGTAGCTGTCGATAACTCGGTCGTTAACTGGGCTACCGCTACCGGCGCTGAAATTGTTGCCGATATGAACGGCCTGTTTGTTAAAGTCTGGGAAGACTCGGCAAACGTGCATGTGCCTAACACGCTAGTTCTGGATAGCTCCCGTTATGCTCAGATCAGCTCTAAGCGCATGGATACCGGCACTGACACTACCGTGCTGGAGTTCTTCCTCAAGAACAACCTTTACACCAGCTTGACCGGCCAAGCGCCGCGCGTAGCGCCACGCCTGCAATTGAAAGGTGCCGGTGTTGGCGGCAACGATCGCATGATGGCCTACGAGCTGAACGAGGAAAACCTCGGCATGGTTAACCCGATTCCGTGGCGCCCACTGGCCCCGCAGATGAAGGGCCTGAAGGTTGAAGTACCCTGCGAGTACAAGATCAGCGGCGTCGAGTTCCGCTATCCGTTCTCAGCAGCGTACCGCGACCACGTGTAAGCTGTAGTGTTATAGATAAAACCCCGCCTAGGCGGGGTTTTGTTTTATTGCTTGGCTGCAATCAGCGCCAAACATTCGACCCGATACTTCATTAAGAAAAGCAAATCAGCGGCGCTTTGCGTTGCTGCGTTGCCAGCCTCTAGCCCCATATCGACAAGCGCCGCATAAAGCTGTGCGCGCGCCGGGGCGTGTTCGGTGTTGTTGATTTCGCGCGCCGCAAATGCCGCACAGATCGCCTTGTATTGGTCTGCGCGTAGTTGTCGGTCTGCATCTTCCGCTGTCGCCATCATTGGTAGTAATGCCAGCGCTATAGCTGCTAGTTTGATTTTCATGCTTCCACCTCGTTGGGTTTGTTTTCGCAAAGCATAGCGCCGAAAAACAGGATTGCAAGCACTTTTTTTTGCCCCGTGGTAAAATGGCTATAGGTTTTGCCCTGCCCGACAACAGCACAATGCCCGGTGCGTCGGTGTCAGGGCTTCTATTGATTCGGGCAAGAAAGGGCAAATGACAATGTTTCTCAAGAACAAGGCGGCACGACTGATCACTATCAACGCTGATGGCAAGTCGTATCAAATCCTTCCCGGTAATCACCCCGCAGTAGATGTGCCAGACGAAGTATGCAAGCGCGATTTTGTTAAGGCGCTACTGCATTGCGGCGACTTGGTACGTGAGTCTGCGCCGGAAGTTGAAGAGGCCGATCAAGACGGCGAGCTTGAAGTGCTGCGCGAGCTTTGCGCGGAAGCTGGCGTAAAAGTGGATAAGCGCTGGGGCGTTGAGCGTCTGCGCGAAGAACTGGATAAGGCTGAGTAAGCTAGGAGCAACAGCATGGCATTTCTGCCGAATGATTGGAAAAACGACCGCTCACTAGACGCCATGCTGTTGCGCGTCCTTAACGGGTTGCGCGCAATAGTTACCCAGCCTTACGACGAGATAAATAAAAAGAACGGCGCGCAGTGGGAGGCGTCAACTAGAGTGCAGCTCACGGGCGCAACCGGCGTTCTTTATACGATCTTCAAGACAGGTAGCAAGCAGGTTGACCTAAAGCAGCGCATTTTAGGCTTTGATGGGCTAGGCGTTGTCGGTCGTATCTATAAAGGGCCGACGTATACGGGCGGCACTCTAGCGGCATTTTGGAATATGCGCACAAGCATGGCCCTAACTCAGCCAGAGGTGCAGATTCTTACCGGCGCAAACGTAACAGCGAGAGGACTGGAGATAGCTGCCCCTATCTATGCGTTTGGCCCCACAAGTCAGCAGGCAAAAGGTTCTGTCCCGCTGGCTTATGCGTCAAACCGGATTTTCGACGAACCTAACACCGAATACCTGTTAGTGATCGAAACGCTAGACCCGCAAGCACAGTTTATTTCATCTCGCCTTGAGCTTTTCGAGGGCGAGCTAGACGTTCCAAACACGGACTATGCCTAATGGTTGACATTACTCCTGCTGTTATCGCCTCCTTTCGCACCACTATGGCGGCGTTTTCTGACGTCACTAAGTGGCCTGACACGATTGTAGAGCAAGCACTATGCGAGGCTGACGCTGAGACGGGTTCCAGCCGCTGGGGCGCTTTCGAAGATGAATGCCGCAACACCAAGCGGCGCGGCCTGTTCTATTACGGGGCGCACTGGCTGGCCACCACCTACTTGACCCAAGACGCGAGCACGGCGAGCAATGTTAGCCCGTCTGCGCGACTGAACGTAGCGGCTAAGTCGGTCGGCGACGAATCGGTAACGTATCGCGTTGGCGCAATGCAGGAAACGGAAGAGGACTGGCTAAGTCTGACCAACTACGGCGTGCAGTTCCTTCGCTTGCGTCGTCGTGTCGGCATGGGAGCGCTAGCCCTGTGAGCATGGACTTCAAAACGCTCAATTTCCAAGAGGTAATGGACGACATAAGCCAAGCGCTTGACCAGTTTAAGGGCGGCAAGGTTGTCACGGTAGGCATTCACGAAGGCGCGCCCCAAGTGGAAGGTGCTGACTTGAATATGGCCACCTTGGGCGCTGTCTTGAATTTCGGCACTGACGACGGCCATATCCCGGGGCGGCCTTGGCTTGATCCCGGTATCGCGGCAGGCTCGCAAGATATTATCGACGCCATTGCTGATGGCGTCGAGGCGGGGAAGTCGCTCGATGAAGTGCTTGAGGCTGTCGGGGTTGTCGCGTCTGGCGCGGTGCGTCAGTACATGACCGACCTGAAAACGCCACCTAACGCAGATAGCACCATCAAGCGCAAAGGCTCGTCAAATCCACTTATTGACACTGGCGCTCTACGCTCAAGCGTAACCCACGCCATAACTGATGGCGGCGATATATCGGAGGGCATTCAGTGAGCTTAACACTCGACATGGGCGGCCATATTGACGACGCCTTTCGATCGGTTCCAGCTACGCGAACGCCTATCGGCGGCAGCTATGTTAATGGACGCTGGACGCTAACTCCGGGAGCGCCCGTTTCGCTTGATATCAACACGCAGCCAGCCAGTGATAAAGAGATTGATTTTCTTTCTCAAGGCGGCGAGCGCATAACCGAGGCCCGGCGCGTTTACGTCAATAGCGGTGACCTTAACGCCATTAACCTCAAGGGCGAGTGGGAATTTTTGGGCGTCAAATGGAAGGAAGTAAGCTTAGATAATCGCCCTTGGAATAACTATTGCAAAGCATTAGTGGTGCGCAAAGATGACCAATGATGATCTGTTCGATGTTTTGCGTCCTATCGTGCTTGCCGCTACCGGCGTGCCTGAATGCATTATCGCTAACTACGCTACCGGGGCGGAAGCGCCAAGCGGCGAATATGCGACCATCCTCCCGCGCCAATCGGTAACGCAGCGCGGTCAAGCAATCATCTACACCAAAGACGTTCCCGGTGATTTGGTGGAGTTCGACGTTCGCGCGCAGGTGATCGCTAACTGTAGCGTGAACTTTTTCCGTGGCAATGCTCTGCAATATGCAGAGCGCCTAAAGGAATGCAATAAGCGCCCCGACGTGCAAATTGCCTTGTTTAAGGCGGGCTTAGGCTGGGGCGGCACGGATGCTGTAAACAACCTGACCGGCTTGCAGTCTGCTGAGTGGGAGCAGCGCGCGCAGATAACCATTCGCGTTATGTATGAGGCGCGAAGCCTTGTCGATGTGAACAACATCCTAAGCGCGTCGGTAATCATCGAAAACGAGAAAGCCCAAGAGCTTGCGCGCGTAGATGTTTCTGCGTGAAGCTGTTAAAATTAACGAGAATCAGACTCATTAGGAGTTACGACAAGTGGCCTATCCTGCTGCGAACATCATTCAAATCAATACGCGGATTTCGCCCGCAGGCTTAGGCACGGCGAACTTTGCGAGCGGCTTACTGTTTGCGCCGTCCGGTGAACTGCCGGTAGGCTTTGCGCCTGACACTGTGCGAACTTACTTTAACCTTACGGGCTTGGCTGCTGACTTTGCAAGCACGACCGAGACCTACAAGGCTGCCGCCCGCTGGCTTGGCGGTACCCCGGCTACCCGCGAACTTAAAGTGTGGGGCAGTAACGTCCTTGATGCAACGCTGACTGACACGCTGAACAAAGCTGCAAACCAGTTGTTCTGGTATTGGACATTCTTTACCGCGCCAATCCTTGCTGTCAAGGCTGGCGCCGTAGAGATTGCGCAATGGGCTGACGCCAATGGTCGGCTCTTCGTTAACAGCCAGACCGGCGCGGGCGTAGCAGAGATTCGTGACCCCGCCGATATTGACGACATTGCTACCCAACTGACCACCTTGGGCTTGCGCCGTGTCTACACCGCCGCACACGCCACTGACGCCTATTCTGGCAACGCGCTGGCCAAGCATTTTGCCGCCGTGAACTACAGCGCCGATAATAGCACCATTACCGGCGAGTATAAGAAGTCGCCCGGTGTTGCTGCTGAGTCGATAACCGGCACCGAATACGCCGCAATGCAGCAAGCGAGCAAGAAGGCGACATTCTACACCGTGGTCGAGAATCAGGGCAGCGTTGACGCTGGCCGCTGGCTGAATACGTACACTCACAGCACTTACGGCGAATTTATTGATGACGTCGTAAACCTTGATGCATGCATTAACGCGCTAACCGTTGCGCTTTACAATGCAGTCGCAAATGTGCCCACTAAGCTGGCGCAAACCCCGCGCGGCCAAGCTGTAATTAACGCGGCAGTGCGCAAGGTGGGTGAGCAGTTCATTCGAAATGGCTACCTTGGCCCGCGCAACTACATCGACCCAGACGACGGCATCGAGAAGTACACCGAAGGCTACGAGCTTTTGACGAAGCCCGAGGATATTCTTGACCTTAGCGACCCAGACCGTGCGGCTCGCAAGTCTGCGCCCATCCGCTGGCGCTTGTTCCGTGCTGGCGCGATTCATATCGTTCAAGCTGACGTTGACGTTTACTAAGAGGCCGACAAATGGCACTGAATAATTTCAGCACCGAAAATAGCGTTGTTACCGTCAACGGTCGAGAGATTACCGACTGGGGCGAAGCTGCGACGCCATACACTGATGACCCAATCGACCAGAAGACGCAAATCCGGCGCGGCCAAGGTGGCAACGCTGTGCGCCTTGATCGAATCAACCCCGGTCGCCGTGTGCAGCTGTTTATCAATCCCGGTTCGCCTGATTCGGCATTCTTGCAGGGCTTGTACGCTTCGCAAGCAAATATCGAGCTGTCATTCACGCAGATCGGCACACTTGAGAATGCTATCGGCACCGAGGGCGCTATCGTTAACGATGGTCAGCGGGGGCGCGCAGGCTCAGCAATCACTGACGATCTGTTCATCTTTGAGTTTAACCGCTGGAACGCGACACGAGGCTAACGCATGAGCAACGTAAGGGCATTTACGATTGGCGGCGTAACCTATAACGCAGCAATGGCAAGCGCGGTGCAGCAGGACGAATTACTGGGGCTGATTACAGCCCCGGTGATTGAGCGCTTTTTAGTGGTCGCAAAACAGGGCAGCGAACTTGGCGACAACGTGCTCGCGCCCATGTTTATGGCAATGAACAAGCAGGTTAAAGACCGCATTGCTGGCCTGCTGATGGCGCGCGTGTTTGTGCATGGCACTGACACAGCCATCACCGTGGCTGACTTTGGCGGCAAGATCGTGCAGTACAACACGCTGTTAGCCCAGCTATTGCGCTGGAATTTGTCGGATTTTTTCGACTGGTTGCCCAGCGTCCTAGACGGCGCGCAGGGCAGCAACGACGAAGCGCCGTCAACTGGTACTTAATGCGGCCTTGTGTTGGCGTGCAGGGCATCTGCCCGCCGCTATGCACTTGGGCGCAGCTTACGGACGGCTCGTTGTCGCTGGCTGATGTTGAGCGGTTTAACCAGACGATAACCGAGCTATTGGACGCCAGACCGGCGATAGGTGAGTGATGGCGAGCAACGTCCTAAAGCAATTCTTGATCGGCATCGGATTTGATACGCGCGACTTTGATAAAGGTACGCGCAAGATCGAGTCCGGCGTAGGCAGCATGAAAAGCGGCATCCTTTCGGCCTCGGCGGCAATCGTCGGGGCTTTTGGTGCTGCTGCTGCCAGTGCGCTGACAACGGCTAACAAGATCGACCAAGTAGCGCTACGGGCCAGCAACCTAAAGACCTCTCTTAACTTTATCAATGCCTTTGGCGGCGCGCTGCGCCTAGCTGGCGGTGACGCTGGCGCGGCTATCGACCAAATCGAAGGCATCGAAGACGCATTGCGCGCGCTCAAGCTGCAAGGCGAGTTTTCGCCGTTTGCTCAGGCCGTCCCGGCTGGCATTGACGTATTGCCTCTGACCCAAGCGAAGGACGCAGAAGAGTTTTTACGCCTTCTCGCGCCGCAGCTGCAAGGGCTTGACGAGTTCGGACGGCGGCAGGTGGGTGAGGCGTTAGGGCTGGATGACGCAGCGCTGCGCGTGCTTACCGAGGGGCTAGACACTTATGTAGAACGCGCACGCGAAGCGACTGGCGATATCGAGGACTTGGCAGAAGGGAGTCGCAAGCTAAACGCTAATCTTGCCGAGCTAGGTCTTACTTTTGACGGGCTGCAAAACGAGCTGGCGCGCGACTTTATCCCGGCTATGGCGGAGGCCGCAGAAGGCGTAACGGAATTCACTAGAGGGTTGCGCAGCATATTGCGCGGCGAAGGCCCAGTCGGTCAGGCCTATGAGGCAGCTGGCCCTGTCGGCGCGTTAGGTGCGGCCCTAAAGGGCACTCGCGGCGAGCCTGTGTCACAAACGCTTATCGGTGCCGGATTAGCCGAGCGAGCAATCCGCAAGACCGCCGAAACAGAAGAAGGCAAGGATTCGCTGTTACGGCTGCTAATTCCCGGTTACGGCGCTACGGTCGATTTCTTCCGTGGCGATTCAGCGTCAGAGATTCAGCAATCCGGCACGCCACAAGTTCAGATCATCACCGCCGAGGAAGACCGCGCAGCCACCGCGAAAGCCATTGGCGAGGCGGTAAGCAATCGCCCAATCCAAGTGCAGAACACCGTCAAAGTAGAGCTTGACGGCGAAAAGTTCGACAAGCGAGTTGAGACAGTGACAGAGCGCGCGGCTTATAATGCGCTGGAAGACCTGCAACAAACTACAGGCCGTTAAGAATGTCTATCATTAACATTTTCACTCGCAAAGCTCCTACAATAGCAGGCTATTCGTTTGATGCTGTGCTTGAGGATACGCTAGAGGCTAGCGTAGAGGTAACAACATACCCGGTAGAATCCGGCGTGCGAGTTGCTGACCATCGCATTCTTAACCCGTTCGTGTGGCGTCTGTCTGGCGCGGTAAGCAATAACCCGCTAAAGGTGCAGTTAACCGACTTTTTGGGCGGCGCACTTTCCAACCTTACCGATAACCCTATCGTGGCGGGCGTCGCTGGCCTTTCGGCAGGGTGGCTATCCGGCACCGATGACACACGGGCCAGTACTGCGCTGGAATTCCTGATCAACCTGATGCTGGCTGGCGACCCGTTCGACATTGATGCTGGCGACATCACGCTTAAAAACATGGTAATCACCCGGCTATCTAGAACCAAAGAGCCACGCAACGAGAACGGCCTAGAGTTCATCGCGGAGCTGCAAGAGCTGATTACGCTTGATCGTATCGCGCAGATAGGCCAGCCGAGCGTCGAACAGCTGCGCACTGGCGACCCGTCAGAATCGGCAGCAGCTAAAGCAGTGCGTCGCGGGCAGCAGATCGCCAAAGAGGCTGGCGCGGCTGTAAACGCAAAAGTTAATCAGGTTTTGGACGGTATATTCTAATGCTTGAAATTAAACTAAAAAACGGCGCGGCCAATGCTCACCAACGGTTTAGTGATCAACTTGGCGATAATCTAATTGATTTTGAGATTGATTATGTTTCTTATTTAGATTCACCAGCATGGTCGGCCAACATCTACCGTGACGGCACTCGCCTTGTCGCTGGGGCAATGCTTGAACCGGGTGCTGACATTATCGGGCCTAATCAGCTAGGAATTGGTCGGCTTGTGTTTGTTGGCGAAGAGGTGACATTAACTAACCTAGGCACCGAAAATCAGCTTGTTTGGGTAGAGGACGTCACCTGATGCGCTCGCGTGAATGGTCAATCGACACTGCCGGACAGCCGTTTATCAGCAATCAAACAGGCGCGCGGCAGTTTCGGTGCATATTTGACGTTGATATAGCGCCGGGGGACTCGCTGTCTTTTGCAGATATTCGCATTTACGGCCTTAGCAAAGAGAGCGCCATCGCTCAGCGGTCGCCCATCGTTTTGCGCGCTGGCTTTACTGATGCTGTTGACACGATCTTTTCAGGCTTTACGACAAACGTGCTACGTGAGCGTGATGGCCCGTCTATTTTTACGCGCATTCTGTGTAAAGGCGGCGCGCCCGTTATTGATCGCGCGTCAGTCAATATTTCATTTGGCGTTAATACCAAGGTCACTGAGGTTATTCGCGCCGTGGTCGCTGAGTGGCCGCGCCCGATCAGCATGGATAACGAGCAATTCAAAGATGACCCAGTGTTCACGACCGGCTATTACGCAGATGGAGACATTCCGACAATCCTCGACACGCTTGCGGTTGCGTTTAACTTTGAATGGATTCAGGAAAACGGGCGCGTAGTCGTCACAAAGAAAGGCGCAGCCCGAAAGACGGCAATCAAAGAGATAAATCAATTTACCGGCATGATCGGTATCCCAGAAGTTTCGCGCGGCCCTGACGGGCTTGGTGTTTTCGTGTCAACTCAGCTTGACCCGTTCGTGCGCATTGATTCAAGAATCAACGTAAAAAGCGAGTTTGCCACTTTCAACACTGGCAACTTGTTCATGCAGGAGTTAACCGGCGACGCTTCCGCCAATGGCGAATACAACGTGTTTTCATTAAAGCATCGCGGCGACAGCCACGGTGCGACTTGGCGAACAGATATTGACGGCCTTCGCCCCGGCACACAGCCGAAAGCAGACGTATCCACTTCGACCAATGGCAAGCTGATATGGGGTGCTAGGGTTTCGCAAGAGTTCCGCGCCAAGGTGCGAGACATTGCAGTCCGCCGTAATCTTGACCCTAACTGGCTTATGGCTGTGATGGCTTTCGAGACTGGCGAGACATTTAGCCCGTCAGTGCGTAACCCCGGCAGCTCGGCTACCGGCCTTATTCAGTTTGTCGAAGCGACGGCGCGCGGGCTTGGCACGACCACTACAAAACTGGCGCGCATGACAGCGGTGCAGCAACTTGATTTCGTAGACAAGTATTTCGAGCAATACGACGGCAGGCTGCGCAACCTTGGAGACACCTACATGGCAGTGTTGTGGCCAATCGCCGTCGGGCGGGCTGACTCTTATGTCATGTGGGAGAAAACGACAGGCCCCTACCAAGCGCAATACGCCGCAAACTCTGGCCTTGATGTAAACCGTAATGGCCAAATCACGCGCGGCGAAGCGGTGGCTCGAGTCAATCAAAAGGCGATGAAGGGGCGCAGCTTTGTCAGGTAATGACTGATAATCGTTATCAGTGGTACAATACACAAAACCTTTACCGGGCAAGATATGACCGAGCAGACCAAGCCTAGCACGTTTTTTAAGGCAGCTTTCCGCGAACAGCAGAAAGCCATCTTTACGTGCATCCCCGGTCATATCCTGACTTTCGACCCGACGCGGCAAATGGCTCAGGTTCAAATCGGCGTGCAGCGCGTTGATATTAACGACGCGACCTTTACCCCGCCGCCGATTATCGAGGTGCCAGTGCAGTTCTCTGGCGGTGACTGGCACTTAGAGTTTGAGCTAAACCCCGGCGATGAGGGCATGATTCATTTCGCCCAACGGTGCGTTGACGGCTGGATTCAAACCGGCGGCGTGGCAGCTAATCCTATAGCGCGGTTTCACAACCCGCAAGACGCTTTCTTTGCGCCGGGATACCGTTCGCAGCCTAACAAGCTTCCTGCATTCCAGAACAACGGAATTCGGCTCGCTTCGCGTGACGGGTCACAGTTCGCTTGGCTTAAGAATGACGGAACTGTCTCGGTGGAAAATCCAGCTGGGCATATTCGCATAGCTGTGGACGGCACCGTCACGATTAACGGCGCGACCATTACGCCGGGTGGTGACGTAATCACCGCCGCCGGTATTTCGCTTGATAACCACCGCACTAGCGGCGTGACGCCCGGTAGCGGCATTAGCTCGGTTCCGGTGACATGACAGTACGACGCCTAGACGCCGACAGCGGCGATATCGTGACTAGAGGCAACCAGTTTCTAACTGGGCGCGAAGAAGTCGAGCAGACAATCCGCACGCGCCTATGGTTATACCTTGGCGAGTATTTCCGCGATGTAACCGACGGAACGCCGTGGCATGAGCAAATTCTAGGGAAGTTTGCCAATCTGTCAACTGTCGAGGCTGTTTTGCGTGCGCGGATTGCAAATTCACCGGGCGTAGTGCGTATCGCCAGCTTTTCTACTGATTTTGACCTGAACACCCGAAAATTTAGCTTTCGCTCAACAGTAATAACCGAGCAAGGCCTTGTGGAGCTAGGATTCGATGGCTGAACTAACGCCTCAAGGGTATGTGCGCAAAACCCAGAATGAATACTTTGAAGAAGAGCGCGCACTGTATCAGGCAATTGATGCACTGTGGAATCTTGACCCGTCCACGCCGGACGGCCTAAAGATCGCGCATGACGCTGAGATATTTAGCGTCCTTGATGAAGTTTTGCAGCAGGCGTACAACTCCAAAGACCCTAACAAGGCAAAGGACTCAGACCTAGATGTAATCGGGGCGCTGACCGGCGCTAAGCGCTCACTCGGCACGCCGTCCACCGTTGATATGTCGTTATCCGGGACTCCCGGAACGGTGGTTTTGGGAGGCACTCTGTTTGAGTCTGCGACTACTGGCAGTCAGTGGGCAACAACTCAAACCGTAACACTTGATGGCTCAGGCGTCGCCACGGTTGACGCATCTTGCACGGTTAACGGCGCAACACAAGCTGACGCGGGGACTATTACGCGAATCGTGACGGTTGTTGCTGGCCTGCAAACGGTCAACAACGCTGCACCGGCCACACCCGGCACTGACCGCCAGACCAATTCCTCGTTCCGCGTCACGCGAGCTACTGCTGTTGGTCGTCCCGGCAATAATCAAATCGACTCAATGCTTGGCGAGCTGTTCGCAGTTGATGGCGTGCGTCGCGCGAAGGTTTACGAAAACGACACCGGCAGCGACGCATTCGACCCTGTAGATAATCCGCACGCGCTTCCGAAAAACAGCATTTCGCCGATTATTGACGGCGGTTCTAATGACGCCGTGGCGCTTGCTGTTTACCTTAAAAAGAATCCGGGTTGCCGCCTTAATCAGGCCGGAACTGCGGAAGCGGTTACAGTAGTCTCACCTGTTTATCCGCAAAACACAAAGCTAGTTAGGTTTAGCCGCCCTAATTACGTTGATATGATTCTGGATATCACGATAGCCGACGACGGGAATCTGCCGCCGAACGCTGACCAGTTAATCAAGGAAGCCGTGCTTGAATACGCAAACGGCGACCTTGTGCCGGCTGACGTTGGCTTCAAGATTACCGGCTTCGATATTGGCGAGGACGTTCCATATACGTCAATCTTTACGCCTATCAACCACGTTTTAGGCGAGTACGGTAACAGCTACGTTTCAGCCATGACTGTGAACGGCGGAACGTCAAACGTGGCGATTGCCTTTAATGAGCTATCCCGCTGGACTGAATCCAACATTACGGTGACAGTCGTATGATGCAAAACGTGCCGGATAGGATTTATGCGCAGTACCGCGACAAGCCAAAAGCTGTTGCGTGGTATGCGATAACCCGCACGCTGGCCGCGAAAATCTGCGACGCAGCGCAGAAGGTGCGCAAATCATACGATATCGACAGCGCCGTAGGCGAGCAGCTAAACACAATCGGGCGAATTGTTGTTGTTGGGCGTGACTTTAAGATCAATACAGAGTTGTTCCCCGGTTTTTTTGATCTAACAGACGGAAGCGAGTGCGGCGACGATGACGGGGCGCAGTTTTCAGCGCTAACCATTGAAGACGATTCGCAGCTTAGTGATGACCTTTACCGGCTGGTTATCAAGGCAAAGATCGTCAAAAACAACAGTGACGCGACCATAGAAGGCATTTTGGCGGGCATGAATTTCTTGCTTCCAAATGCCGAGGTTCTTCGCGTTGTTGATGGCGAGGACATGACGTTCAGTATCGAGTTTTACGGTCAGATATCAAATATTGAGCGCTACGCGCTGCTCAATGCCGGACTTATCCCCAAGCCGCAGGGCGTCAGGTTTAACGGTTTCTTGGAAGGCTTCGGATATGTCGAAGCCGGTGATGATGAATTGCAATTTGGCGACGAATCGGCGGAATGCGTCGGATTCATAGGAGTGTAAACAATGGCATTAAAGCGTAACGAGCGCTATCCGGGGCGATTTGACAACCCGTCAGCGGCGCACCCACAAGGCGCATTCAAAAACCGCACTTCGCCTACCGCGAAGGACGGCAGCTACCTAGAAAAAGACTGGGCCAACGACTGGGATGGCTTTATGTCCAGCTTGCTGGATGCGGCTGCCATTGTTCCTAACGGACTTGTTGACGAAGTGGGCAGTAGTCAGTATTACAGCGCCTTACTTTCGGTAATCAACGCCACAGCATCAAGCAAGCTCGACACTCTGCGAATCAACGTTGCCAGCGCGGCGACTGTTGATCTAACGACCGCAGCGCCAGACACCCGGCATATCAATATCACCGGCACCACTGCGATCACGCAATTCACCGTTGCAGCTGGTCTGACGTACTTTGTACGCTTCGACGCTGCCCTGACGCTGACCAATAACGCCAACATTGTAACCAATCGCGGCGCTAACATCACAACCGCAGCAGGCGACACCTGTATCATTCGGGCAACAGCAGCGAACGTTGTCGAGGTGCTTTGCGGCAGCTTCTTAAGTGATGCGGCAGTCGGTACGCGAGGACAGATCTGGCAGGACGTTACAGGCAGCCGTGCGGTTGGGACTGTATACACAAACACGACAGGGCGGCCAATTATGGTGACTGTTGCCGTCTCGCAAGTTGGTGGCAATGTAACATCGGTAACTGTTGGCGGGGTCATTATTGGTACGATCCAGAATGAGATCGCCTTTGAGCGGAGCTTATCAACTTTCATTGTGCCAAACGGAGCCACTTACTCACTGAGCGCGGGTAACGCGCTAGATAAATGGTCGGAGTTGCGATAATGAATTACTACAAATCAAACTCCGGCGAAGTATTCGCCTACGACGCCGAGCAGGTTGCTATGGGCTTGGCTGACGACAAGACGCCCATGACGCCCGAGGAAATCGACGCGCATCTTAATCCGCCGCCTGTTGTCACCGTGCCAGATCGCGTGACTATGCGGCAGGCTCGCTTGGCTTTGCACGAAGCTGGCCTGCTAAGTCAAGTTCAGACGGCTATTGATTCGCTGCAAGACCCGCCGAAAACCGCCGTACAAATCGAGTGGGACTATTCCAGCGAAGTTCACCGGAACAAGGAATTCGTCTTGCAGCTTGGAGCGATTCTCGGCCTTGACAGTGCAGCGCTAGACGCCTTATTTGTCCGAGCAGCCCAGCTATGACCCCAGTGCGCTTAGCAATGTACAAAGGCAAAGGGCGGCTGTTTAACGCAGCCGTCCGCGCTTGGACTGGGAGCCAGTATTCGCATTGTGAGCTAGTCGTGGGCGACTGGTGCTATTCGTCGTCGCTGATGGATGGCGGCGTTCGCCGGAAGAAAATAGACTTGCTCGACGGTAAGTGGAATTTGTTCGACTTGCCGGGAGTCAGTGCTGAGTCTGTCGAGGATTACTTTCTGGTGACCGACCATCACCGCTACGGCTTGCTGTCGCTGCTAACGTCGCAAATATTTAACCGTGGCCAATCTATGCGCGAGGCGCAATTCTGCTCAGAGTGGTGCGCCAATGCGCTTGGAATCCCGCGCGGCGTGATCTACAGCCCTGTCGCAGTGAAGGAGGTTGCTTTATGGCACTTTACCTAAGATGGTTTGCCCTTGCGCTGCTGGACTATGCGCTGCTGCTTACCGTTCCTTTTGCGGCACTGATCGTTGCGGCGCGTACCAGTGAGCAGCCCTATGGCTTAGCACCGTATAGCTGGGGCGGCTTGTACGGCACTTACGATAACCCACCGCAGGGTGACGAAGGTTATGTGCGCAAGCGCGCGCCGTTTATCGGAGTGACCACCGGCTTTAAGGGTTACGTCAATCGCGTAGTGTGGATGCTGCGAAACCCGCTTTACGGCTTTCAGCGGCGCGCGTCTGTCGAGTACAAGACAGGCATCACGCTTAAGATTAAAGGCAAGCAAGACATTAGCGACAAGTACAAGGTGCCGGGATGGTACTTTGTGCGCGCTTATCGCAATAACAAGCTGTATGCCTTTGAGTTGTACGCTGTGCTGCCTTGGCCTGGCTCGCGCTGCCTTCGCGTCCGTCTGGGCTGGAAGTTGCTCACCGATAAGTTTGAGCGCTACGGATTTGCTCAGCTCGTTGATACGGTCAACCCGCTCAAATCATACGGCGACTAAACAAAAGCCCCTCACTTGAGGGGCTTTCTTATTGCTTGCCATCCTCGGCAGTTATTGCAGTACAGCCAGCCTAGACTCTGAAAGAACACTGCGCCGGTTCCGGTTAGCTTGTGATCGCACTCGCACCAGCTCGGCTCGCATATCATGCCATCCAGCAAGCCAGAACGTCTTAGGCTCGCCTCTAACGTGGTCGATTGCTAATTCTGGCACGCCGTAGACGTGGGCGAGTTTTCCAGCTTCATAGCTCGCCTTTTGTGCTTGGTTCATCGGTTAGCAGCTCGGTAACGTGATTCATGCAGGCTTTTGCGTAGGCCTTGTGCGCTTTTCGGTACTTTGCGCACCATTCGTCAGCCTCGCGCCCGTGCGGCGCGCTAAGGTACATTGCTTGCGCTGTCAGCATTTCGTCGAGCAGCGCTTTCAAGTCATACATCATCATTTTCGCGCGCCTCCTCTTTCAAGGTTAGGTAGATAATCGTGAATGCCGACACCATGCAGGCGACAACGATAAACCCAGTAACGGCAACCGGGGCAGTCTCGACTATGCCAGCAGCAAAAAACAGCATGATCAGCGTCACCAGCATGGCGAATTCTTTTGGGGTTAGGTTCATTGCTACATCCCTCTGTTTTTGATTTGTACGGCGAACTATAGCGCCCACTGGCGCAGTGTCAAGGGGGAGTGGTAAAATTTAGGCATGAAAAAGACTAGCCAGCGCGGTATCGACTTAATCAAACGCTTTGAGGGCTGCAACCTTACAGCCTACTTATGCCCAGCTGGCGTGCCGACCATAGGCTATGGCCACACGGGCGGCGTTAAAATCGGCGAGACTATCACACAAGAGCACGCAGACAGGCTACTGGCGTCCGACCTTGTGCGCTTCGAGCTGGCCGTAGATCGACACCTTCCAAACGCAACACAAAGCCAATTTGACGCGCTGGTCAGTTTTTCGTTTAACGTCGGGGTTGGCGCGTTCGAGCGCTCGACACTGCTACGCAAAGCCAAGGGCGGCGACATTGAAGGCGCGGCGCGCGAGTTCGCCAGATGGAATAAAGCAGGCGGCAAAGTGTTGGCCGGATTAACCAGACGGTGTGAGGCTCAGCGTGTCCTCTTCTTATCTTAAGGCATTGCCCTACGCCGCAAGCGCCCTAGCTGGCGCGCTGGCGGTTTACTTGTGGCATGACGCCGTAGTCAGTCGAATGGAGCGCGACGCAGCACAGGCAAAGGCAGAAGCCGCGCAAGACCTACAAGCCGAGCAGACCAAAGCGCAAAAAGAGGTGGCCAAGATTGAGCAGTATTATCACGACAAGATACAAGCTGGGCTGGCTGCTATCCCTGAGCCTGCTACTCAGCGCGTGTTCATCCGCGCAGCCTGTCCCGCAGTGCCCGAAGCCGGAGATTCCGGCGTGGATTCTAGCGCCCGAGCCGAGCTTGACGCCGATCATAGACGGCTTGTTCGAGACTTGCGAGCAGGAGCCGTGCGGCTAGAAAACAAACTAGCCGCTTGTCAGGCTATCCTTAAAGCTGAATGACAGTAAAGTAGCCGCTGCTATGCCATCCCGCTGTGTCGATATGGTGCACGTTGCCTAGCGTTACAGGCTCATGCACCGGCGTATGCCCACAATAGACGCGCGCAATGCCGGTAACTGTGGAGGTGTTTTCGCTCTCAAATCGCTCGCGCGACCACATTAGCCGTTGGCGGTTGCGATTACTCATGAAGGCAGACAGATCGCCCCAATCTGAAACTATCGGGTCAGCGTGAACGATTCCGACCAAGCCTGACGATGTTTCGACGTCGATAACCAGCGGCAGCTCATTAAACTGGACGAAAAATTCTCTTTGCTCGGCTGAGCTTAGCCCAAAAAACCAAGCGCCACCATTATAAATCCAATTTTCATGGTCGCAGGTTAAATACCGACATACATAGTCGTCATGGTTGCCGCGCACAGGATGAAACCAAGGCTTAGCAAGCCAGCCTAGCGCGTCCACGCTGCCGGGGTTTCGATCAACAAGATCGCCGCATGAGAATAGGCGGTCTTTCAATTCGTTAAAGCCGATTGCTTCCAGCTTTTCGCTTAGTTTATCGAATGCGCCATGAATATCACCGACAACGAAGTCGCGCCCTGCTTGGTTTAGTTCGTATCGCTTAATCATTGCTCGCCATCCTTAACAAACGCCCCGCCCGGAACCATGCGGCCTTTTCGGTCTTTGATTTCGTTCCATGCTTTTTCGCAGCAGTCTAGGAAGTCTAGTTCTGCTGCAATGCAGGTCATGCGCAGCGCATAAAAGGATGCATCTAAAACCTCTTCCAACGGTTCGCAGTCATACCCTTCTGCAACCGAGTAGCTGACATTCCCAACTGCAAAGCTGATTCCAGCGACTGCACGCTTAATTTCCAAGTCAATTTTGGCTGGTGTTTCTCCAAAAATGTAATCAAGGTCTAACGGCGCGCATTTCATGTGCAAGACATTCACCAAACAAACCGCCACATCACCAACAGCATCGGCCATAGCGTCGAGGTTGCCCTTAATCACTGCGTCGCATAGCTCGCCCACCTCGCTGCATGCCTTGAGCGCCTGAGCTAGCGGTGTGCTGTGTTCGTAGATGCCGCGCTCAGTCGCCCATTGCTCGACGTTGGTTTTAAATTCTTCAAAGGTCATTGTCATTTCGTCCAACTCCAATAATTAACTACCCGGTTGATTGTGTTCTTATGCACGCCGTACTGCGCAGCCATTAGTTTTTGACTAACGCCCATACCGGCACGCACCCTTATATCGCGCACTTGTTCGCCGGTCAACTTCTTTGGCGTTCGGTGCGCGAATTCGTAGGCGCGTTGGCGGTATTCTTGTCTATCCATTCCAATCTACCCCCAAAAACACGACGGCAAACCGCTTCCGGGCTTTCGTCGTCCGTTAAAATCATCGTGAACACGGCATAGCCGCGAACTTTCACTGTGTGGGCTTTAGTGATTTTTGCCACTCCTTTAGAGCCTGCCATGCTGCCTCATGCCCAAGCGCAACGCAAGCGAAAGCGCCTAGCTTTTTGCACTGCTCAAGATATTCCGGCTGTTGCGGTTGCCATCGGCTTTTTGTGTGGTCTTTGCGCTTTAGCTCGCATACAAACGCAGGCAAGCCGGGAATAATTATGTCGGACGCGCCCGGTGTCATGCCTTCCGCCTTGTGGCGCATCGTCTGGCCGTGCGTGCGCTTTCCTTCGTTGCGCGGGTGGATGGCTACCGCAGCCAGTTCCGGCAATTCACGGCGCAGCTTGCCAAAAAACGTCACCTGCTCGGCTGACTCGCTAGGGCATTCGCCGCGCCACTTGGTATCACCAAATACAGGTATGTCATTGCTGAATTTCATCCTTTTCCTCCCAGTACCCATGCACACGATAAAACCCTGATTCTGGGTCTTTTCGGTAAGTGATCGTTTCAGGCTTCACGGTGCCGCCGTCCGTCGCTTCGTACCACTGGCGATAGTCGGCAAGTGGCTGGCCTCCCTTCGCATAAGGCGCAAGCCAGACGCGAAACTGGCGATATGGCGTCACATAGTCAACCGTGATTGCCTCTTTTCCGGCGCGTGTCATGGTTGAATTGACTTTCCAGTCTAGCACCTCGTCAACCTGTAAGCGCGTAGGGTCTTTCTTTAGCGCCGCAAAGTCAAGGCGCAGGCGCTCGTTCGGGTCAATCAGTTCGGCTTTGCAAGAATGGCAGCGCCGTGCAGCTATGTCGTTATCCTCTGCACACACCGGGCAGCGCTTAAGCGTCCAACGATAGCCGCAGCGCGTGCCGTGCCGGTCAATACCAAAGCATCGCCGTCCGTAGTGTGCAGGCATCGGGCCTGCGTCCGTCTGTATTGGCTCGCCTTCCAAGTCGAGAAAGTAGCCTTCCTTACTGATCGCATAGCCTTCATCGTTTGGCCGCGCGGTAAACTCTTGCACGGTCATGCAGTCGGGGCAGCACACTTCAAGCGGAACTGACTCACCTGACTTGTATGCCGCCGTGATCTCAGGCGCAAAAATATCACCGTCTGGGCAGTGGTCAGCAATATTTTCGGCGTAGTCGAGAATCAAGCAATCTTCCTTACCGTCGCAGATACGCAAGCCGCGCCCGATAATCTGCTGCAATAAACCGACAGACTCGGTTTTGCGCAGGATGGCCACTACGTCAACGTGTGGCGCGTCAAAGCCGGTAGTCAGTACTGATACGTTAACAAGATACTTGATCTTTTGCGCCTTAAACCGCTTAAGAATGTCAGCGCGGTCTGCCTTTGACGTTTCGCCGGTGACCAGCGCGCTAAGCGAAGGCGGTAGACTAGCCATCACCTCTTGCGCATGCTCGATACTGGCAGCAAAGAACATAACCCCGCGCCGGTTTTGCGAGCGCCGCACAACATCGCCGACGATTGCTGAGGTAAGCCGCCCATGCCCCATGAATGCGCGGTCAATATCGGCGGCATCGAATTGGCCGCGAGCGTTAAGGTGAAGGCCGCTTGTGTCGTAATGCTCTGCAACTTCGCCGATCTTGGGCTTTGTTAGGAAGCCTTCCGCAATCAACGTATGCGCTTGGATACGATAAACCAGCTTGGCGAAGTACGGGTCACGCGCATTATGGTCGGTCATGGCGCGGCCTTTGTCGTCCATGCGGTAGATATAGCCGCTTCCTAGGCGATAAGGCGTGGCGGTCAAGCCAATTACGCGCAGGTTTGGATTTGACTCGCGCATATCGTCGATGATGCCGCGCACTGTTGGCGTGATGCCGTGCGCTTCATCCATGATAACGGCGCAGAACTTCGCGCCCATGCGCTTAGCTACTTTCTTAAACGTGCCGGGAGTGGCGAACACGACAGGATGGCGTAGGCACTTTGAGCCAGCGGACGCGCTATAGATGCTAGACGGGTTGCCGGTCGCCTTGTACTTTTCGCGGTTTTGCGTGACCAGTTCGCTCGACGGAGCAAGGCATAAAACATGCTTGCCGCCGCTCAGTCGGTGCAGTTCAGCGGCAACGCCTGCGACAATATGCGACTTGCCCGCGCCGGTCGTGGCCTCAACAAGGCACGGCTCAACTGAGCCGCGCACATGCTGAATGACACAAACGTGGGCTTCCTGCTGATACCAGCGGTATGCCATTAACTCAGCCTCCAATAGCTCGACGCTTTGCCACGATATTGCTCAACATCAACGCCGGGGCAGTGCTCTTTTACTATCTTGGAGTAGTTCACGCTCCCTTGGTGCTCGACATTGGTTAGCAGGCGTCCGCAAACCTCGGCGTTCTGGTCTTTGCATAACTTGACCAGCGCGGCCATTGCTTCTTTTTTGCGCTCGGTCGCCATGTCGATAGCATCAGACAGTTCGTCGATTTCTTCCAGTAGGCGGCGGGCCTCTTGGCTGTCTACGGTCGGGCGCTTTGGCTCTAGATGCTGGGCAGGAGCCTTAAGCGCGGCAAGATACCGGCAGTGAAACGCCTTTAGCGTCGGCAAGTTTTCTGCAAGCCACTGGTCACTTCGCTCGACGCGCTCTAGGCTTGCCGCCTGAACCGGCGACCACTGGTAAAAGTCGCACCAATGGCGGTCAGCGCACAAAAGCTCGATCTGCACTTGCGCGTAGTAATGCGGCTGCTCAGATAGCGGCTTGAACTCGCCGCCGTTGCGTTTGCTGTAAGGGCACTTGAACTCTACAAGGCCGTCGAAGCCAATAAGGCCGTCAGGGCTTGCGCCTAGCCAATCCTCAAAAGTAAAGAACCCGCACTCCTGCACTGTGCGCCCTGTGTCAAGCTGATAATCAAAAGCCGCCTGTTCTTCGTGCGCTTGGCCGTATTCAGTCGCGCCGTTGCCGGTAAACTCAGATTCAGCGCCGTGATACTCGCGCACCATGCGGCGCAGCACGTCGTCTGCCGTCATCCAAGGATTAAGACCCAAGATAGCGCCAGCGACCGAACCAGTCACTCGGCCTTTGCGTTTTTCAAACCATTCTGCACTTCGTTGCTTTTCCATAATTCACCCCATTAAAAGGCGGGGCGCTAGGCGCCCCTGTTGTTATCAGAACGGGATATCGTCGTCAAACTGATCATCCGCAGGCTTTGGTGCCGGAGAATGAGCCTCACCAGCCGGAGCAGGCGCAGAAGCTGGCGCAGGTGCCTTAGCAGCGTTACGCGGGGCTACTTTGGCTACCCAGTTGCCGCGCTTCTGGTCAGCCTTAGGGATCGGCGTTCCGTCGGCTTCCTTCTCGATAGCCCAAACCTGTAGCAGCAGCATCATCGGCTTGTTGACCAAGTTACGGGTCAGGTCAAGATCGCTAGGCACTTGGCCAGATTGGAGCAGCTTTCCGCCAGCGTTCGCGTCGATAGCAGCCAGCATGCGTTTAGCCTTGTCGGCCTTTTTGGCGTCTGGTTCGTAAACCTTTAGCTTTTGGGAAATCTTGCGGTTTGCGTACTCTTTCGGCGCAAGCACGTTCCAGCGGATGCTGACGTATTCGACGCCGTCGTATTCGTCCCATTTCGCCTCGTCCGGCGCGGCTAGTACTTGTGTGTTAGCCGGGATTGGCTCCATATTGCCGCCAGCGTCGTATTCGCCGGTAGTTTGTAGGCGCTCATTGTCGCTAGTTTGCCAAAATGACATAGTTTCTTTTCCTTATGCTTGTTGCTTGAGTGATGGGACAATATCGGCCAATGGGTTTGCACCTTGCGCCACGGTTAAGTCGTCCGTGATGCCGTAGCGGTTCTTACTTACGTTCGACGCTGTGGCATACGTTACCAAAAGGCGAGTGCCGTCGCTGATGGCTTTCTTGCGTTCGCCGTCGCCTTGGGTGAAGGTTTCCAGCTTCAAAAAGCCAACAACGTCGGAGTCGTCAACATACGGAGCAACGCTCTTTTTGCCAAGGCGGAGGCTGTAGCGCGTATATGGATCTTGGTCTGGTAATTCAATCGTTTCCGTATCAGCGTGCGCGATAAAGACAACATGCATACCTTTTCGCTCGTTCAGCACGCCGCATGCTTTGCGCACACGCTGGTGAAGACTGGCCACTGCCGCCATCCCAGCGCCCCACCCGCCAAGCGCTTGGTTAATACTGCTAGGCATCTTTGGGTCACTTTCGATAATGCGCTGAATGAACAAGCGCTCAAGGGCAGTCACGCTATCAATGATAACGGTCTTGTAGCTGTGATCTTCTTTAACCAAGGCGAGCAGCTGCTCAAAAAGATCGTCGACCTTTTGTAACAGCGGGAAAGCGTCTGGCCGCTGGTCTGCCGGAATAGCCTGCAAACCATCTTCTGCGCGGATAACGATAGGATTGGGGAAGGTTGCGGCAAGCGTGGTTTTGCCCATTCCTGAATCACCGCAGATCGTGGCAATGATCGCCCGGTCTTGTGGCTTGCTAATGGTAGATAGGATGCTCATGTGTTCCCCATTGGGTTATAGGGCGGTCGAGCTTTGCGCCCTGCTTTTCTCTCTCGACGTTGCAAACTTTAGGCGTCTGGTTTATCGTTGTCAACACCAAAACAGCAAAAAAACCACAACACAATGAAAACACTAGACCAAATCAGGGCGGCACTAGCCGACCGTAACTTGCAAGCCGTGGCGCAAGCAGCCGGCATCCACTACAACACTGTGCGCGAGGTAGCCAACAATAAAGATGCAAACCCGACCTATAAAACCCTCAAGAAGTTGTCGGATTATTTGGAGCGTAGCTAATGGACTTTGAGTTCAATGGAAACCTAGAGTCTTTTCTTGACTATCAAGACGCGGGGTTTCGCGTCTTTGAGTTGCACGACATTAACCCGGACGGCAGTTGCGCCTGTGGGCAACCAGACTGCGAAGCTGTCGGAAAACACCCTCGGCGCGCAAACTACCAACTAGCGCCAACGTGGGGTGACGACCAGCTTGAAGTAATCGCCATGACCATGCGCACCGGCTTTGGCGTGCTGGTAGACGATCATCTGGTGATCGACGTAGACCCGCGCAACGGTGGTAGCGCTTCTTACCAGCGGCTTGTAGAAGACACCGGAATAGACTTTAAGTCGTCAGGAACGCTCACCGTAGCCACTGGCGGCGGCGGCTGGCATATCTACTACAATCGGCCTGCTCACGTTCTGCTGCGCGGTAGTCTGCCGCAATATCCTGGCATCGACTTTAAGTCGTCTGGTTTTGTGATCGGCTATGGCTCGCTGCACAAAAGCGGCCTTGAATACGAGCGCCACGCTGGCTGGCCGGACAAGCTACAAGACGCACCGCAGGCGCTTATCAAGCTGCTAGAGCGCCCCGCCATTGTTCGCGTATCAGTAGACGGCGCAGATCACAACCTGTCTCACGAACAGCTGGCCGGAATGGTTGATGCTATCCCTAATCCCGGCAGGGACTACGACGTTTATATCAACCTAGGTATGGCGATTCACGCAGCAACCGATGGCGAAGGCTTCGAGCTTTGGGACGAGTGGTGCAGACGCAGTGACGAAAACAACCCGACCGCAAACCGCAAAAAGTGGGCGTCGTTCAAGTCGGGTGGCGGCATCACGGCGGGGACTCTGGTTCATATGGCAAAACAAGCAGGATGGGAAGAGCCTGTAACCTTCCACCCGCTGCCGATGGTGCTACCAGAAGAGCCAGAAGAGCAAGCGCCGGACGCGCTACGAATCCCTAAGCCACTGGCCGAAACCGTGATCGGCAAGCTCGCCAAACGTGCTGCATTTTGCTTGGAATTTCCTGAAATGTCGGCGTTCATGTCTATACTCGGCTCGGCTTCTGCCTCGGTGTGTACCAACTACAGCGTGCGCTACCAAGGCTCAACAGACGCCATTGCGACAGGCCTTTACGTCGTGGTCGAGCAGCCGCCAGCCACTCAGAAAAGCCGCTTGCTGAACGTCGCTTTGCGCCCTTACGAGGACGCCATGCGCGCGCACAACGAGTACGTCACGCAGTACAACGCCAAGATCGACGACGAAGATCCGCAAATGCTTTACGCCTTCGGCAATACGACCGACACCACGGCGGCGGCACTTGAGCGCGCACTTGCCAGCGGGGCGGACGGTCGGTTCTGTATCGCCTCAGCTGAGCAGTCGGCCTTCATGTCGCTGTTCCGGTCTGGTAACAATTTCCACAGCACTAACGAGCTGGCACTAAAGGGCTATGCTGGCGAAAACGTCAGCGGCCTACGAACAGACCGCAAAACCTTCTCAGGCGTGGCTTACGGAACGATCGTGTTGGTCGCCCAGCCGGGAAGCTGCGCGCGTATCTTTTCGGCATCCAACGGCAGCGGCCTTGCTGAGCGCTTCATGTACGTTAGCGAGCCGTCAATGCTTGGGGTGCGCACCCTGCACGGTGAGCCGCTTAGCGACTCTGATCTGCTACCAATCCGCCGCGCCGTCGAGCGTTGCGTGCAGAAGTACAGCGAGCGCATGGCCTTCAACGTGGACGGCAGGCAAAAGAGCCTAGACGACACCGTCCAGCTACGCGCGACTTCGACCGGCTATCTGTCAATCCTCGAACACCGCCGCGCAATGGAAGCCAGAATGGGCGACCTGTTGGCATCTGGCGATATGGTAGCTGTGTCTTGGCTGGGCAAGTTTGAGACTCACGTCCTCAAGGTTGCATCAGTGATGCACGTGATCGAGTCTCTAGCCGACGGCACCGAAGTGCCGGACATTATTGGCGACGGCATGATCGAGGGCGCGATGCAGTTGGTTGACGTTATGGCTACCCACTTGACCACCATGCTGCACGACGCTGGCGAGTCAGGCGAGAAAACCGAAGAATCAGCCATCATCGAGGTGCTTAGCGAGAAGGCCCTAACGGTGCGCGAGGCGGCGCAAAAGCTGCGATTCCGTGCGCCATATAGGGCAATTGGAAAAGACGCCTACAAACGCGCCGTAGGCCGTCTGAGGGCTATGTGCGATGAAGGTCTAATACTAATAGACCAGAACGGGCGATTAAGAAACGTCTAACAGAAACCCCGCTAAGTGCGGGGTTTTTTGTGTGTGTGCTGTGTGTGTGCTAGTGTGTGCAGCGTAGCACACACAGCCGGAGGCTCTAGCACGCGGGTTTCGGCGTTTTTGTGTGCTTGTGTGCTCTGTGCGCGGTTCGCGGTTTGGGTGTGTGGTGTGAACGCCATAATAAGATTCTGTGTTAACACTAATATATATATATATAGGGTGCACGGGCGTGACTGGGCGTGCACGTGCGCGAGGGGAGCACACACAGCACACAAGCACACAAAACGGCTGAAAGGCCCGTGCTAGAGCGGCTGGTGCCGTGTGCAAACGCGCACACGCTTTCAGCACACACTTTTTTTTTGCAAACCGCTTGCACTCTAAAGTTAGATGACTATACTGAGCGCATCGAAACGAAAAACAGAAAAGGGGTTAGCAAGATGAAAAAAGAAAGCATCTACACCGTATGCAAAAAGACAAACGTCATCCTTCGCGTAAGCCGTACATTTCTAAGCGCTTGCGAATTTTCAGCCATGACCGGATGGGATGATGTAAATGTAGTGTTGTCACGGCTCCAGAACCTCAAAAAAGGCCAGCAAATGGTCGAAGTAGCGGAGGTTCTTCAATGATCACCGCAACGCGCCGCAAAGGCGCAGATGTAAAGATCGGAGACCTGATAAACGTGGGAATAGGACAAAGAATAGGGCGGGTTGTTGAGTTTATGCAGCATAACGACCTGCCAGACGGGATAACTGGCCGCGTTGCTGTCACTGACAGAGGAAGCATAACGGTAATAGACTGCCAACTGATCGAAGTTTTTAACTAACAACCAAGCGCCGGGGGCGCACTTATGAGGGCGCACAATGAAAACCAACGCCGAAAAAGTAGCGACATACGACAAGAAGCTGATCGAGCGAGGTGGGCGCAAGCTGAACTGCATTCGATTGCAGCCTGAGGCGGCGGAGGTGCTTGCGAAGTTTGAAGCGGCTGGTGTATCCGCAACGGCGATTATTAACGCGCTACTGGTTAAGGCTGGCGGCTAGGAAGCGCTAAACAGCTATTGACAACTGCGTGCGGGTGTGTATAGTGCGCGGGACAACATAAAACAGAGAGGTGGTAGAGATGGAAAACAGAGAAAACCCTAAGTTGATTGACGTTCAGAAGGTTGGCGAAGCTCTTACGGCTTCCAGCGACGTTACGCTTCGTGATTTGTTTGCACTGGTGGCTATGCACTCGCTTTTGTCTAGCCGACATACCATTGGCGAGCATGTGCTTGCGCTTTCTTCTTATGCGGTGGCCGACACTATGCTAAAGGAGCGCGCGAAATGACAAACAAATACGACGGAACCAATGGGAATGGTTATCAGCCTTTCCCGGGTGGATGCTTGACCGACCCTGTAGATGCCGCCGCACCTGATTTGCTTGAGGCGTTGGCTGGTATTGCTGACCGGCTGGAGCTTGGTGACCATGAGGGCGAGATGTACGCAAAGGCCATCGCTGCCATCGCTAAGGCACGCGGGTAGCAGATATGAGCAAATACACCAATGAGCAAATAAAGGCTATGGCTCAATCTGCGCTATGGCACAAAGAAAACAGCCCGGACGCATACGCTGAATTCGTTATGGTTATGACGCTGCGGTCTTGGCTTCATCCGGCAAAGGTTGACAAAATGATCAAGGATTTAGCGGAGATGAAATTATGACCATGACAAAACGCCCCGGCATTATCTGTATCATGGAGGGCGACGAAAGGCTTGCATGGGTAGTTGATGAAGGCAACACGCTTTCCGTGAAAGTTACCAAAGAAATTACCACTACCCAGTGGCCCGAGCTGTCAAAGCTCATTGGCGAGGCTGTGCGGGAGGTTCACGGCATAGGCGTGACACAATCGAGCGGTGATAAGGTTTGGCGCTGTCTCAGCGATAGCAAACCGATGGCGGGGCGGGAGGTTGAAGTTAAGTTTATTAGCGGCAATGCTTATCGCGCAAATGAACAGCACGTAGACTGGAACGGCGGCAACGTTTATAGCTGGCGCTATGCCGACTAACAAGGGAGGAATGAAATGAACATCGAAAAAATAAAGGACGCAGGTCTGTCTGCGCTGTTTTGGCTTGGCGCTGCTTACTTCGCTATCTGTCTTTACGGAACAATGTCGAAGCAGGGCGTCTACTTATGGGATACCGGCCACGGTATCGAGTGCGTCGAGGTTCGTCGGGCTGGTAGTGCTGTGTTGAGCTGTTTGCGGAGTGATGAAAAATGATCAAACGGACTTACTTTGTTGCCTTTGAGAAGTTCCACGAAGACGGAACAGGCAGTTTTTCTTACTGGCATTGCATTGCCTCGTATCGCTCATGGCTACCCGATTCGGATGCTGTGCTTGCGGAGGCGAAGAGAAAGGCGGTCGAATTGATGAAGGATACGCCGGGGGGCACTTTGCGCGTTACTGCATTTAACCGCGTTTAACCATTGACACCGCGCCGCCAGCTTGTATAGTGGCGGCTAACCACTATAAGAAAATGAGGGTTTTGCAATGTTCAACATGAATAATTCAGCGGCAAGCAAGCGAGTGTGCGAATTGCTTGTGAGTGCTTTAGATGACTTGGATATTGGCGGAAACGGCGGGTTTTACAAAGGACTGGCCGTCGGCATGGCGATTCATTCCGACTACTGGAAGACTTCGCCTGGGAGCGGCCTTCCCGTCTTAGGCCTATTCGACAACGCCATCGCCCACGCAAAGGCGAAGAAGGAGCAGAAGCAATGAAAGACTTTATTCTCGTTATGATTTTTTCGTCGCTGATCGGTGCGGCGGTTGGTTCCACTATTGGCCGGTTGATAGATTCCAATCATTATGGCGTATGCGTTATGGAGCAAAAGCAATGAACAAAACCGACAAATACAATATGTTCGCCTGCTTGTGGCTGCTGCTGGCGAATACTGCGCCGAATGACGGCGCCAAGTATTTTGCTTTAATCGTAGCTATCGGCCTGCTTGTGTTGGCCATCTTCCGAAAGGAGCAAAACCAATGACCAAACCAGACTGGAGCAAGGCGCCGGAGGGTGCTTCTCATTTTGGAGAAGCAACTGGCGATTGGTACAAGATCGGCAAAGGTTTTTATCTGTGGGTTGAGACTAAATGCTGGACGCCTCTTCTCGCTCTGCCGAGCGAAAAGCTTATCGAGATGCGGCCACAATGGCGCGGCCCCGAGGATGGTTTGCCGCCGGTGGGTACGGTTTGTGAGTATTTGGTAGGCGAAAGCATGTGGGAGGAAGTAACTGTTGTTCACCGCGGAAGGTGCAGTTGGCGAGATTGCGCAGTAATTCAAGGCGCAAACAGCATAACCGTGGAACACTTCCCTTCAAGCTTCCGCCCCATAAAAACCCAAGAACAACGCGAGCTAGACCAGCTATATGCCGATATTGACGAGGCCTTCGCTACTAACGCCACGCTATCGGATTTCCTTTACGCCAAAGGCTACCGCAAGCCATGAGCACCGTTAAGCAGTACATGCAGGAGGCCATAGCGGCGCGCAAGACGAAGACCGAGGCGGCTAAAGAGCTTCGCCTTAACCCGCAGCAGGTTAAGCAGCTAGCGGAAGAATACGGCCTTCACTGGCCGATCTTCCGCAAGCCTCAGCCGCTTAGCGGTATCTGCGCGCTTGAGGCTGGCCGCTTGACATATCGCGGCGAATCCATGACAGTGCGTCAACTGTGGGAGCGTTACGGCGCGGCTAACGGGTTGTCGCTTAGCGTTGTGCAGCGGCGAATATCCAACCGCTACACGCCCCACGATGCAGTCACAATTCCAAAAGGTAAGCACCGATGCATCCAGTCCTAACAGCGCTAATCAAAGAAGGCCACCCGCTTGAGGTAATTTGCAAGCGGGCCGACATTTCGCCGCTGCGAGCACGACAAGGCAGGCTAAAACCGCTTGAAATTGACCGGCTATATGCCTATGCTGCGCTGGTCGGTGTCGATATCGACGACGAAGAATAACCAATAATTAGAGGTGGAAAGATGAAACTAGTAGAGATTTTGGCGAGAGAGCTTGCCGAGTGGCCTGCCGCTGGCAGCGTTGCTACTCAAGACAAAAACGAGCTGGCAGTGCATTTCACTAGCGGCGCCCTTCCGGCCCCGCCAAAACGTGGCGAATATGAGTGGGACTTTTCAAGCAGGTTGTTATACTTTAGATCCCAGCGAGCACTAACCTGTAAGGCTGATGACTGGGATGCTGCAATCGTTACGCGCGACCAGTGGGAGCGGGAAAGGACGCGTATCGAGTTGGCGGCGGAAGTAAAGAAGGTTACAGGCCTCGCCGAAAAGCTGCGAAAGCCTACCGTGATCGAGCTGCGCGACCGAATCCGCGCTATTGATGCGGAAGATGTGGAAGCGGCCAAGGCGCGCACCTTGCGCGCAAAAGAACGCGCCGAGCTTGTTGTTTTGCTGGCAAAAGAGGGCTTTGCGCTGATCGGGGGTGGGGTAGAATGACCAGCAAACAAGCACGCGCACGCGAGATTCACGCGAAGGCGGAGAAGTTGATCGCGCAGTTTGACGACGCATTTGAGGCAGACGCTGACGGCATGATTGCGGCCTTCGGAGGCCTTAGGGCTTTCGGCGAGTGGATGGCGCAGCGCATTGATGGCGACAAGATGCTAAAGGAATGGCTGCGACCGCAGCATAAGCTAACCGTGGAAATTTGGGCCACGGACGCAGTGGAGGAGCTGGCAGATGAATAACGAAAAACCAACCCCAGACTACACAAACGGCCTTTGCGCTCGCTGCGAGATTTGCGGCAATTCGCGCAACACGCACAGCCGTAAGCAGCAAAAGAAGTGCAGCGACGAACGGCGTCGGATTAACAAGAAAAACGTCTAAAACCGCTTGCAATCTATAAGCGCCTGCGACATAGTGCGCTGGCGTTAGATAACAAAAGAGGGTAGCAAGATGACTATTTGCGAAATCCTGCGCCGGGTGTACGACCCCGCGCAGCAGCTGGAGGGAGAAAGCCATGCTTAAAGGAAAAATTACTATTTCTCGCCCCACTTATGGCGGCGGAAAGAAGGCAATCTTAATTGAAGTTACAGACAGCCTGTCGCGTCAGCGTTTCGTTTCCGTCGAAATGGGCTACTCAGATTTTGCCGAGGCCATAACTGGAATGGGTGAAGTGCCAGTAAGTTTTGAGCTGCGAAACCCGGAGCGCGTCGGACTTAAAAAAGTGAGCGAAGATAGGGAGGTTTTTGCGCCTGAGAGGCATTGCGGGAGAAAGGATTATGAGGATTGGCTGCGCGACAACTGCCAAGAGGAAGGCTGGATTCTGAACCCATACCTAGGGGCGCAAAATAGCATTGTGTATCGAGGTAATGGTCGCCCAATGCTGCGCTACTCGGTTTATCGCTACGTCAAGCCTGAACAGCTGGAGGGTGAATAGTGAAAACCAAAGATGCGATTAAGTACCTAACCGATATGGCTGGCGAGGGCAGCTGGCTGTCTAAGCATTGCGGCGATGCGGTGCGAGAAGTTTTAGGCAGGCTGCACGCCGTCGAGATTGAGGCCGCCCATGTTCCCGACTTGCGCGACGAAATCACCCAGCTAAAAACCGCGCTGACGATCAAGAACGGCACGATTGAGCAGCTCAAGGCGCGAATAGTCGATCTTGAGGAGTGTTTGCACGCTATTAGCATGGCGATGCAGGAGCCAGATCGGCATGACGAGGAAATAGCAGAGTGGGTTATAAACACGCTCTGCTTGGAAAAGCCGCACACCCCGATAATTGATCAGCTCAAGGCCCGCATGGCTGAGTTGGAGGCCAAAGCCGTGCCGGAAGGCCACGCGCTTGTGCCGGTTGAGCCGACCTTGGAAATGATCGCTGAGCTTGCTTTCAACGGGGAAGTTGAGCTTGCGAGAGGCCATGCTGATATTTGTGAGGACGTTGCGCATGATTACCGCGCAGCGCTCGCTGTAGCGCCAAAGCCAACCAAAACCTACTGCGGCGCATGCTCGTCCGGCTGCGATAGTTGCCGGGTTGTAGCTGAGTCGCCGCCGATTGGCGATGAGGAAGGGGGTGAATCATGAGCAAAGAAACAGCAACCCACCGCCTTGCGTGCCGTCATGTACTCGGCTGCAACGACCGCGAATACCACATGCCATGCGACGTACTCAAAACCATGCCAGACGGGCGCTTAAAGGTTCGCGTTTATGGTCGCCTGTTCTGGCGTGAGGGCAGTAGCCGGATTCGCTATGTGTCAGCGTGGCGGGTTACACCAAAAGGGGGTGAGTGATGAGCAATCACAGCGACGAGCCTTGCTGGCTACTTGCTGGTGTTCGGTGCGAGAAACGCAATGCTGGGAATGCTGGCTTTATCTGCAAGAACTGTAAGAAGAAATTTAAACAAGAAGTAGTGTCAAAAGGGGTGAGTAATGACAAAAGATAACGCTTTTATGGTTCATGTTGTGCTTTGTACGGGCTCAGTTATTGCGCTAGGCGCACTGATTCACAGCTTGCCAGCTGGGTGTTTGGCTGGCGCTGCTGTTTCTAATTTCATGTTTGGCGTTCGGATTGCGTTCGCCACCGGAGGTGAGTGATGGCTGACAAACTACTGGTTGACCGCGAGCTGCTACAGGACTTGCGAGACTTGGCTTTTGACGCAGTTGAGCAGCACCGTCAGGCAATGGGCGGCTATCGCGCTGGCAGGCAGGCGCGCATGGATTCGGTTATAGCGCAGGCTGATGCTGTATTTGGTGATCCTGTCACGCCTACCGACGGTGAAGCGGTTGAGGTTGTGGCGTATGCCGTTGCGCACCCGGAGGCGGGTTACAAAATCTACAAGCAGTTTTCGCAATGGATGGCCGACTGGCAACCGCAGCCGCTTATGACTGTAGCCCAGCATGAGCGGCTTATGGCAGAGAAGGATGCGCGGATTGCAGTGCTTGAGCTAGCCTTGCAGGCCGACAAATGAAACCCCGCCCGCGCACCATCCCTATAGCAGACCTCGCCTTTGCCTATGAGCTGGTAAAGTCTGGCGTCTGCTATAAGCTGGCGGCGCTGGCTATCGGTGTTGATAGCCATATCGCTTTAAAGTGCGCCATCTATCGAGCAGAAAAACACGGGCTAGGCTTGACACGCTAGCAAGAGCGTCTATAGTCCACGGACACAGGACAAAAAGAGGGCAATAGCATGATCTTAGTTTGGTTTTACTTTGTTTATGTTGATGGGGTGAGCACATGAAAGTGCTTGCCGGTTTGACGCTGGCGGTATTGATCGTCGGCGCAGCGTGGATTCATATCGCGCGGCAATCCGTGGCCAATGCCGCGCAATACTACATGACGCAGGGGAATTAAAATGGCTGGCAAAAAAGATTTAAAATTCGACGGCGGAAAGCCTAAGTGGTCTTTATTAATGGGCGGCTGCCGGGAGGCCTTGTCGGCAGTGGTTGACGTTCTTGGATTTGGCGCAAAGAAGTACGAGGCGCACTCTTGGCGAGCAGTGGATAACGGCGCAGAACGCTATAAGGATGCTCTCTATCGTCACATGAACGCTATCGAGCGCGGCGAGGCCGCTGACATTGAGTCAGGCCTAAGTCATTGGGCGCATGTCGCCACCAATGCGCTGTTTTTGTGCGAGTTGGATATTGCCGCCCGCGCCGCCAAAGACGACTCCATCACCGAAGCCGTCCGCAAACACGGCCTAGGCGCTGAGCAGGTTAGCGCGGCGATTAGTAAGGTGAACGAGGATAACGGCGTCCCGCATTGGGTTGGTCGGCATACTATCAGCAGCGCAGACGACTGGATTGTTTGGAATGGCGGGGAGTGTCCTGTCCCGGGTTATCGCGTAATGATTGAACTGCGAAACGGCACTGTAAGTAGCGGTCTTGTTGCTAATGGTTTTGACTGGCATCATGATGACTTACCTGAGGACATAATCGCCTACCGCGTAGTAAAGGACGCCGAATAATGATCGCCTGCCCGGAATGTGGAAACACAGAGCACGGGACGCACTCTTACCGGGGCGGCTTTCGCCGCCTACGGTGTAAGGGGTGCGGCGTAACCTTTCACGAAAACCGAGGGCATGTTACAGAAGCAAAGGCGCAGCCTATCAACGGCAAGCGCTTCGTGGTAACAGCGGCAGTGAACGCGACAAAGGCGCACGCTGCTTTCTTGAAGTCGCTTGAGGCGTACTGCCTTGAGCGTTCCGCGCAGTTAATCGTCGTGCCAATGCGCTACCGCAACCCGACCCGCCAAGACGAAACTCCAGTCGACTGGTGGGACGCTAGGCTTAGTCAGTATCTGATGGACAGTCGCTCGGATTTGGCGCGTAATCTTGTCTTGCTGGCAGATATCAAGGTGCAGCCGACCGCGATTAACCCGCTGCAAGGCTGGCTTACCGTTAGCGGCACAAAGCACGCAATCATTGGGCACACCAAAATTGCACTACAGTCGGTCGCCACGGCGGCAGGAGTTCCTGCCAAAATGGTTATGACCACCGGGGCCTGTACCGTTCCGCAATACAGCGACACGAACGCAGGCGCTAAGGGCGCATTCCATCACACGCTTGGCGCGGTTGTTGTGGAGATTGACGGCAACAGAACGCACATGCGCCATATCTGCCCGACAAGTAACGGCGCGTTTACCGACCTTGACCGCGAATATTCGGCGCATGGCAGCAAAGCGGCTAGGCCAGCATCAACACTGGTCATGGGAGACATCCATGCTGAGCTTGCCGATAAGTCGGTTTTGGATGCTACCGCTCATCTAGCGCGCAAGATCAAGCCTCAGGCCATCGTATGCCACGATGTGCTTAACTTTGGTTCGGCGTCGCATCATAGCGGCTACTTTGAGCGCTTCGCACGCTACTCGCGCAAAAAGTCTAGCGTCCTTAAGGAGCTGGAAGTAACCGCGCAGTATATGGCGCGAGTAGCTAAGATGGCCCCAAAGGTTGTAATGGTAGGCAGCAATCACCATGACCACTTTACTAAGTGGCTTGAGAAGGCCGAGCACGCGCACGACCTAGAGAACGCGCTCGTTTTTCACGAAACAAAGGCCGTGATGCTGCGCGCCATTCACGAAGGTGGCTATTGCGACCCGTTCAGGTACTGGATGGAGCGCCTAGGGCTGGACGGGTTGCACTGGCTTGCGCCGGGGGAGTCGTTTCGGCGTCACGGTATCGAGTTTGGCTACCACGGGCATAAAGGGCCGAACGGGGCGCGCGGCAGTACTCGTGGCTTTGCCAATGTTGGCGCAAAGGTGACGAAAGGTCACTCGCACGGCGCGGAAATCGTTGACGGGGCGCACTCGGTTGGCACATCATCCAAGATGCGCATGGGCTACAACGACGACAGCCCTAGCGCATGGACGCACACGCATGACATAACGTATGCGAACGGAAAAAGAACGCTGATTCACTGCATTGGCGGCAAGTTTTACGAATGAGGGCAGCAAAATGAAATACACAATGGTGACAATGGGCGTTGTTGGCTTAGTGCTTGGCGGCTACAGCTTTGCGGTTGGCCATGCCTCTAGCGGCTCGCTTTTAATGGCACTGGCCAATAGCTACGAATACCTAGCGCTTGGGGCGCTGGTTACTTTCATGGGGGCGCGCGAGAATGGTTAAGCCAGACTGGAAGGATGCGCCGGAGTGGGCGCAGTGGGTGGCTATGGATGCTGATGGAGTTTGGTTTTGGTATGAAGAAAAGCCGAAGTTTGGCCGGAGTGATTGGTATGATGTATCTGGCCGGATGCAGTCTTGCATGGATTGCAAGTTAGACCCAATAGAAACATTAGAGGCACGCCCAAATGACCAAGCCTAAATGGTTCCAAGGCCAGCCAGCCAGCATCGCGCCCGGTATGCTTTTGCGTACCGCTCGCCAAGGCTTGATCTTGGTCGGCAACTCTAACGAGTGGGGCAACCTGCACGGCAATAGCGATTCACCTATAGACGTGATCGAATGGGCGTGGATTATCAAGCCGCACGAACTGGAATGGCTCGGCGGCAAGGAGGCGCAAGCATGAAAGAGATCAAGAAGAAGGTTTATCTTGGCGTATTGACTCATGTCACGCTTTCGAGCGGCTTCGAATGCTGGCGTATTGGTTCATTTATCATTCGCTACCGCTTCAAAGATGGCGAATGGCGCTGGGGCTGTTTCGCCTGATGCGCGGCATGATCTACTTTATCGACGACGAGCTAGGGCTTGTCGAGATGGAAGTAGAGAATTGCCTTGCTGTTGAAGATCAAGGGCTAGTGCTGCTAGCCCTTTACGAGCTGGGGTTTAGCCCGTCGCATGATAACCCGGTGCTTGCGGTTGTTGATGGTGGCCTTGTATAATTGACCATCACCTCCCGCCCGAGCCGTGGCGGTAATTACGGCCTGCTACCCCATAGCGCTCCCCAGCGCACTTGCCCCGCTTCGGCGGGGCTTTTTTTGCGTTAAAAACGCTTGCGCCAAACAAATTTCCGCCATATAGTGCGCTTGCAAAACACAAAAGCCTTGGGAGGCAAAGCAAATGAGCAATATTGATAATCTAACTTTCGGCGAGTTAAAGCAGATCGCCGCAATGTTTAGCGGTGCGCAGGCACAGGTCACTGAGGCAGGTCTTAGCGCAATGGTGGGCCGCAAATGCATTGTGCGCACCTATTCCGCTGGCGTGTGGTTTGGCGAGATCGCACAAAAATCAGGCAACGAAGTAATTGTGATTAACGCGCGCCGTATGTGGCGCTGGCACGCATCAGAGTCAATCAGCTTAAGCGCTGTCGCAAATCACGGCATTAAGCACGATCAAAGCAAGATCGCCGAGGCTGTAGAAAGTGTGTGGCTTGAAGCTATCGAGCTAATTCCTTGCAGCGATAAGGCAATCAAAAGCATTGAGGGCGCTAAAAATGTCAAAGCTGAATAAGCCTGTAGTCGACGGCGACGGCTACGGCTCTGGCTCCGGCGACGGCTCCGGCTACGGCGACGGCGACGGCTCCGGCTACGGCTCTGGCTCTGGCTCTGGCTCTGGCTACGGCTACGGCGACGGCTCCGGCTACGGCTACGGCGACGGCTCCGGCTGCGGCTCCGGCTACGGCTGCGGCGACGGCTCCGGCTACCG